ATGTTTATCATTTGTTCAGCTAAACAGAGATGGTATAACAAAAGAATCAACAGACGCAGTGAGCGGTTCTGACCGACTCATTTGGTTGTGTACATCTTTTTCTATTTTTAAACTCAAGTCAGACGAAGAACTAGCCGAAGATGGACCAAATGCTGGAAACAGAAAATTGGTTACACTCAAAGCCAGACACGGACCCGGACTATCAGATGGTAATTACATCAACATGAATATGATTGGTTCACACTCTAAGTTACAAGAATTGCGAAGCAGAGATGAAGTTGTAGTTGGAAGATTGACAAACGGAGCAATAGATGGATCAGAGCAAGACTTTGACGAAGACTACGAAGAATAAGCTAAATCTTAATAAAGTAAAAGAAGTTGTATTTCAAAATATTTTTCCATTACTAGATAGTTTTAGCTTGGAATATTCGCTTCTGGACGATAATATATTTATGAAGTGTCCAATACATGAAGCAAGTGACAATCCTAATGGGTTGTCCATTTCTTTGCAGAAAGAAAAGTGGAGATGTTGGACGCGAGGATGTCAAGAGCATTACAGTTCTGATATTTTTGGATTCGTAAAAGGATGTCTCAAGACTGATAACTTTTCAGAAGCATTAAAGCATATATGCAATGTTTATAATCTTAACTCAAAAAAAGATGTTACCTTAACAACTCCTGATCCAAAAAAAGAGGAAGAAGACGAGTTTTGTAAACTTGTAAATATTTTTAAGAAAAACACAAGCGTTGAAATTAAAGATACTTTTTATGTACCAAGTGGATCAACTTCAAAATACTTTGAGTCTAGGGGATTTAAAAAATCTACGCTAGAACATTTTGGTGTTGTAGATTGTGAAGATAGAGAATCTCATTTGTTTAATCGTGCGATAATTCCAATTCACTCTGCGTCTGGCGAAAAGATAGCTTATATAGCAAGATCAACAAAAGAATTCATAACACCAAAGTTTTTAATTTCACGAGGTTTTAAGAAGGAAAACTATTTTTATAATTATCACCGAGCAATTGACAAAGCCTTAACAAAACGCAGCTTATTTATTGTAGAAGGTCAAGGCGATGTATGGAGGATGTATGAGGCTGGTGTAGAAAATTGCGTTGGACTCTTTGGAAAAGAAATATCAGAACAACAAAAAGAAATACTTCTCAATAGTGGAATAACAACTTTAATTATTTTGACAGATAATGATCAGGCTGGCAGAGAATCAAAAATTAAAATAATGAGATGGTTTAATAGGATGTTTAGTTTAAAGTTTCCAAATTTGAATAAAAAAGACGTTGGCGACACATCTGTTGATTATATTAAAGACAATATATTGAAAGACCTAAAAGGAACTTATTAATGTTGCAAGTTGTATCTTTTATATCAGATCAAGCGTTTGAACGTGAATCAACGTTTGATTTTCTTTTAGATGGATTTAATTACGAAATAAAAAACGTAGACGATGACCCATCAACATTTACCAATGTTTTAGTAATTTATAGTTCAACCAGACAAATGGTTTCGGAGGATGTGAAAAATTTTGTAAGTTCACTGAGTTGTCCATATGCCTTATTTCATATGTCAAATGAATGGATGTGGGCTTATTATCCTAGAGTTGCGAACTTTCCAGAGTCAGAAATAGATTCAGCAATTGAAGCACATTATGGAAACCCAAATCATATTTTTAGAAACTATTGGCACCCAGTTTTCGACTGCGATAAAGTAACGCAACTTCCAATATTCTGGCAGAATGGATTTTTGAATAATAAAAACATAGTAAATTATAATAAGATATACAAAACAACGTTTATTGGCGACTCTTCTAAAAATGATAGAAAAGATGTGATTTCTATTATGAAGTCTATGGGCGATTGTTTTATTCATGAAACATCTGGGTGGATGTCTGAAGATTGTATATCAGTAGACAAGCAGGTTGAAGTATATTCACAGTCTGTTATTTGTCCATGCCCGATGGGGGGATGCCATCCAGAAGTTTTTAGAATGTGCGAAATTCTTGAATCAAATTCTATTCCAGTGATAATGCAGTATCATGACTTTGAATACCATAATAGAATTTATGGGTATGATTCTCCCATACCAAAAATAAAGTATTGGGACGATTTACCAAAGGTTTATAAACAAATAGTTAAATCTGGCGTTTATGAAACTACAGAAAGAATTCAAAATTGGTATCAAAACTGGAAAGCAAAAACAAAACTTAACTTTCAATCAACACTTTTATCTTTAAAGGAATTTAATTAATGACAACTATTATTGGAATTGCTGGAAAGAAACAGTCTGGAAAGAATACCTCTGCTAATTTTTTTCATGGAAAAACAATGAAAGAAATTGGTTCTGTACAAGATTTTCAACTAAACGAAAAAGGTCAGCTTATTATTCAAACGTCAGATTCTTCGGGTAGAATTGGATGGGGAGAATTTGATGTAACAAGAAAAGATGATACGTTTATAGAATATGCAGAGCAAAACTTGTGGCCTTATGTAAAGTTATATAGCTTTGCAGACTCTTTAAAGCAAATATGTATGGATTTATTTGACGTTCCATACGAATGTTTATATGGAACAGATGAGCAAAAAAATCAAATTCAAGAACATTTGTTGTGGGAGAATATGCCCGGAGTTTATACTGATGAAGATATGTATCAATTGTCGTGCGAAGCAAACCCATGTCTAGCTGAAGTATTGATATTTCATAACGCTGGTCCAATGACCGCCCGTGAATTTATGCAATTCTTTGGCACCGAAATTATGAGAAAAATTTGGTCGCCAGTGTGGGTAAAAAACACAATGAAAAGAATCAAACGTGAAAAAAGCAAACTCGCTATTATTGCTGACGTTAGATTCCCAAACGAAGTAAATTCTATCTTAGAAGAAAGTGGTTATGTTATCAAGCTAAATAGAAACTCTGATGTTGACTCTCACACAAGTGAAAAGTCTATTGATCCAGAAAATTTTGATCAATCTAAGTTTACAAAGATTATTGACAATATAGGAGAAATACAAGATTTATGCAATGAGCTAGACAAGTTTTATACTACAATTTAGGAAATTTAAATGATAGTAACATATATAAGAAGCAGCAGTTACAACAATTATGATTATTGTCAAATGCAATATTTCATTACGTATGTCTTAGGCTATATATCCGATTCTGGCAAAAAAGCAGACCTTGGAACAATGGCTCACAAAGTAATGGAGTTGTTGGCTGGTTTGAAAAAATATCAGCAAGATAATCCTAAAAAAGCATATCTTAAAGTTGACGACGACACTGTTGGGTCTATTAGCTACAAAAAGGATGAACTTTTAACGCAAAATCTTGTTGACGAATTGGTGGATTTAAGCTTCAACGCTTATTCAAACAAGTCAAAGAATCAATTTACCAAGTCTGATAAAAAATCAGTAGCACAAACTGTTGCTACGTTTACTTCATTTAATTCTGGTCAGTTTGATCCAAGATATAGAAATATTTATCATCCAGAAGCCCACTTTGACATTCCGATAGAAGAAGAGTGGGCAAAATTTGAATACGAAATAAATGGAGAAAAAGTTAATGGACAATTGGCAATAAAAGGCACAATTGACTTGACAACCCTTGTTAGCAATGATACAATAGAGGTTATAGACTGGAAAACTGGACGCCGCATGGATTGGGCCACAGGCGAAGTAAAGAATTACAAAAAGCTAGAAAATGATGCACAATTGTTGCTTTATTTTTATGCAATTTCCAAACTTTACCCTAATTTTCCACATAGAATAATGAGCATCTTCTTTTATAAGGATCAAGAAGGAAAAGTTGACCCAAAACCATTTAGCATTTGTTTTGGTCCAGAAGATGAAAAAAGATTCCTAGAAAAGTTAAAACATAGATTTAATGAGATAAAAAATAATATAAATCCAAAACCGTGCGACCCCTCAAGGTCTAACTTTAAATGTAGAACTTTATGCCATTTTCACAAAACTTATTGGCCTGAAACAGACGAAAGAATGTGTATATATATAGAGAAGCATTTAAAACAGCATGGTATTGAAGAAACTATAAAAAAATGTACTAATCCGGGATTTAATATAGGTTATTACGAGGCTCCGGGCTAAGGAAATAAAACATGAAAGATTTTTTGTTGGGATTTTGCTTGTGTTTGTCATTGTGTTTGGTTGTTTATAATATTTCAGAATATCATAAAAAGAAACCAATTCCACAAATTCCAGATAGGGCAGCTAAAATTGAAAATGAAGATACTGTAATTTTTCAACTAATACCGCCGTCAAGAATGTTCAAAGAAGGGATTTAAAATGTTTGACGCTTATATTGGCAGAAGAAGTTTTATACAAGCCACAGCCCTTGGGGCAATTGGTGTAAATTCAGCGTTTGGAGAAATTAAGAATTATAAAAGTTCTGAGGGGCCAGCAAAAAGCGTCATATTTATTTATTTGCCGGGAGGAATTGCGGCTCAAGAGAGTTTTGATCCAAAACCCCTTTCTCCTATTGAATACCGTGGGCCAATGAACAGTATTCAGACAAAGGTTGAAGGAATACTACTTAACGAAAAACTGGTTAAAACAGCTAAAGTTACAGATAAGTTAACTATAATTCGTAGTATGACACACGGAGAAGCTGCTCACGAACGCGGAGCGCACAATGTTTTTACTGGATATCGTCCAAGTCCAGCGATTCAATACCCCTCTATTGGCGCTGTTGTTTCTCATGAGTTTGGATCACGAAGCAGTATTCCTCCGTATATTTGTATTCCAAATCAACCAAATGAATTTGCTGGAACTGGTTATTTAAGCAATTCTTTTGCTGGATTTAGCCTTGGTTCTGATCCTGCTGATCAAAATTTCAAAGTCAGGGACTTGACAAACAACCTTGATTATGATAGATTTAGACAAAGACAAAATATTCTTGAGAGTGTGAATAAAAAGTTTTTACAGAAAAATAAAGATGATTCTGTTAAAGCTATGAATTCTTTCTATGAAAAAGCTTATGATTTAATTGCAAGTACACATGCTCAAGAAGCATTTAAGCTAGATCAAGAATCTCCAGAAACAAGAGACAAATATGGAAGAAATACGGCGGGAGCAAGGATGCTCCTAGCCCGTAGACTAGCTGAAGCTGGAGCTAGATTTATTACATTAACTTATGGCGGCTGGGATATGCACGATAATATCGCAAATGGTATTAATGGTCAAATGCCAGCGTTTGATCAGGGGTTTTCAGCGCTTATCGAAGATTTATCTGAGAAAGGTTTGTTAAATTCAACATTGGTTTGTGTGGTTTCTGAATTTGGTAGAACTCCAAAAATAAACGGAACTGCTGGCAGAGATCACTGGCCGCGAGTATTTAGTTCAATACTGGCTGGAGGCGGAATTAAAGCTGGTATTACATATGGTTCGTCAAACGCAACTTGTTCAGAGCCAGATGAAAACCCAGTTGAAATTCCACATTGGGCCACAACAATTTACCATCAATTGGGAATAAATGCCGACAAAGAGCTTATGGCTCCGGGCGAACGTCCTATTGAAATAGTAGACTTTGGTAAGGTCATCGAAGAAATTATTATTTAATATCAGGAGAATAAAATGTCAGATATTCAAAACGAAATCGAAAAGCTATTTGCATACCAAAGCACATTCAAGGGCAAGAAAAGATCAGACCTAAAAGATAGTGACTTTCTATTCCCAAAAGAAAGAAAATTTCCAATTGTTAGCCCAGCAGATGTAAAAGATGCAATTAGTAATTACGGAAGGATGAGCGGTCCAATGTCGTATGAATCTTTCATTAGAAAATTGTACGATTTTTGCAAGCGTAAAGGTTCTGAATTTGTCGCAGCAATTCCTGAAGCAACGAAGCAAAAATTAAATATAAAGGAATAAAAATGCCACTTCCATCAAGACGTAAAAATGAAGATAAAAATAAATTCATGGCTAGGTGTATGGGCGATCCAAACATCCAGAAGGATTTTAAAGATGTCAAACAACGAGTTGCTGTTTGTATGAGCAAGGCTTGTGAAGACTGTGACTATGTTGAAGCAGCAGATTTTCAGGTGTACTTTGAATCTTACGGAAGTGAAGAGGAAGTAGACGAAAACAACTTTTATGCACCGCAAGAAAATGAATATGCTTCTAGCGAAGAAGTATATTATGAAGATTCAGAAGTCGAAGATTGGGATGTTTCCGTAGCCAAGCCGGGACTTTGGGACAATATTCGCAAGAAAAAAGAACGCGAAGGAAAAAATTACAAACCCGCAAAAAAAGGTGATTCTGACTATCCAGATTCAGAATCTTGGAAGCAAGCTCAGTCTAGATTTAAATATAAAGACCCAAAAACTGGAGAAGTATTTACTTATGAAAGACAAGGAGTTTATAAAAAGAATGGAAGATACTTGGTTCCATCTAACGAGTCTGAATCTAGTGCTGCTAACGATAATACTTCTGCTGAAGAGTATCAAGGTAGAACTGTAAAATTAAACAAACCATTTAGAACTCCGGATGGTCCCAAAAAGTTTAGTGTTTATGTTAAAAATGATAAGGGAAATGTTGTTAAGGTAAATTTTGGCGACCCCAACATGCGTATCAAAAAATATCTCCCAGAACACAGAAAATCATTTAGAGCTAGACACCATTGTGATACAGACCCCGGACCAAAGTGGAAAGCAAGATATTGGGCTTGCAGAAGCTGGTAATCATACTCATTTTACAAAGGGAATAATATAAATGTCAGAAGATATTAAAACTTTAATAGAAAAACAAACAAAAGCACAAGAAGTTGATCAGTATTCATCTATGGATGTAATAGAGCTTATGAAAAACTCTATGAATATTCACTGGCAACAAACCATAGAATTAACTTCTCAAGCTGTACATTTTAAAAGATGGGGCTATAAAAAGCTAGGAGAATTATTCAAGGATTATGCGGTTGAAGAACATGGTCACGCAATGATTGTTCTTGATAGATTGGAATTTTTCGATCAAGATTATCAACCATTTACAGTGCAACCAAGAGTTTGGAGACGGCACGACGTTGAAGAAATCATAAGATTTGGATTGGAGGGTGTTCATCTTGCTGCAAAAACTGAGAGAGCAATTATTGCTGCTGCTCGTATCGTGGGAGATGAAATCACCGCAAATACAATTATTCCACTGTTACAAGGCAGTGACGATGGAATCAAAGAATACGAAGCAATGCTTAAACTCATCGAAGAAATGGGTATTGACAATTTCCTAACACTACAAGTTTAATAGAGATAAAAAATGGACAGACGACACTTTCTACAACATGTTGGTGGGCTTACCGCTCTAGCATCTACATCATATGCTTTTGGTCAGGATATTATTCAAAATTCATTAAAACTTCGTAAAGACCAAAAAGCCGCAATTCTTATTTGGCTAGGCGGTGGCCCCCCAACTATAGATATGTGGGATTTAAAGCCGGGAACCGAAGAAGGTGGTCCGCACAAGCCTATAAACACTGCTGGAGACTTTCAGATTAGTGAATATATGCCTGAGTTAGCCAAGCTTGGAAAAGACTTCTCAGTTGTTAGAACAATGTCTACGCGAGAGGGAGATCATATGCGTGGAGATTATTATCTTCATACAGGGTTTATTCCAAGCCCAACTATAATGCACCCCTCTTTAGGTTCTGTGGTTTCTTATGAAATTGGATCAAAAAGAGAAGACTTAGAAATTCCCCCATTCTTTTCTATAAACACTGGAAGTATTGGCGGAGGATTTCTTGGTGCTGCTTACGACCCATTTGTTTTAGATTCTAATGGAAATGTTCAAAACCTTGGTGCAAATCTGTCTAGAAGCAAGCTAGACATGCTGGGATTGATTGAAGATCAGTTTATTAAAACCAATCGAGGAGAAATACCCACAGAACACAAAAAGCTGTATGAAAGAACTCTCAAGTTAAATACAAGCCTGCAAATGGATGCTACAAAGCTTGAAAAAGAATCCCCAGAAATTTTAGCTGCTTATGGACCAACTGGATTTGGAAGAAGTGCCCTAATGGCGCGTCGTTTGGTTCAGGTTGGAGTTCCATTTGTGGAAATTGGTTTTGGTGGCTGGGATTTACACCAAGACACACATGAAACTTTGTCCACCAAGCTTCCAGAACTAGACAAGGTTGTATCAACATTGATTCTTGATCTAAAGCGTGTTAATCTTTGGGATAACGTTGCTATTATGATGATGGGAGAATTTGGCAGAACACCCAGAATCAATCAAAATTCAGGAAGAGATCACTGGGCAGCAACTTGGAGTGCATTTATGTCTGGCGGTCTAATCAATGGTGGTCAAGCCATTGGTTCAACATCTGAAAACGGAAAATCAATCAAAGATGGAAAAGCTTATCAAGCAGAAGATTTGGTTGCAACAGTTTGCTCGGCTCTTGGTATGGATATGAACAAAAGTTACACCGCTAAAAATGGTAGACCCATGAAAATTGCAAACGGTGGAACTGCTATCAAGGAATTGATTTGATATTATTTGTTTAAAATTACAAAATTTCAGTTGTAGAATTGACGCAACGAAACTATAATGTATATGTACAAACAGCGTTCAACCACTCATCTAAACTAGATTTAGATTCAGGGGTTCACGCTGTTGTATATTTTTGATTTTTCATATTGAGGAACTATATGAAGTATTTTCCATTATTGAATTATACTCATTATTCGCTACAAAAAGGTTTTTCTAAACCAGACGAACTCGCAAAAAAATGCAAGATAAATGGCTATGCGGCTTGTGGCATAGCTGATTATAAAACCATTTCTGGTACTGTGGCTTTTTATAAAGCGTGCATTGACAATGAAATCAAGCCAATTGTTGGCTGTTCATTTGACGGTTTTGCTTTGTTTGCCAAGAACAAAACTGGATGGTTTGACTTGATTGAAGTTGTTTCGTCGCTAGATTCAGAGTTAAACGTAAATAATTCTACGGTAACTATGATTGCAAACCGAGGAAATCTTATTTGCGTAGCAAAAGATGAATCAAAATCCCCAATAAAAGGTGACGATTTTTATCATGACTATAAATATCCAAAATCTGAGGCATTTTCAGAAACTTACTATGTAGAAAAGAAAGATGCTGTACTTCATAGAATCTTGTTGTGTTCTGCTATGAAAACTACTTTGCCAAAAGTTAATACAGCAATTAAATCTGGAAAGTCTATTGAAAACCAGCAGTTTTTTGAATATGACTCGTTTTTTGTTCCAAATGCCGAACAATCTTCTGAAATTATTATTAATGATACTGAGGGTTGCGAAGCTTTGGGTGAAATATATAACAAGTGCGAATATTATGATATTCTTAGACAACCAATGCTTCCAAGGTTTCCAACTCCCAACGGTGAATCAGAAGAAGAATATCTAAAAGAATTATGCCGTGTTGGGTGGCGTAATTTACTAATTGGTACAAATAAAATAGACAATGAAGAATCAAAGAAAAAATATCTTGATAGATTCAATAAAGAATTTGAAGTTATTAAAAAAGCAAATCTGTTTGGATATTTCTTGATAGTTCAAGATATAATCAAGCATGTTCAGTCAGAGGGATGTCTAACTGGACCGGGCAGAGGAAGTGCTGCGGGCTGTTTGATTTCCTATTTGATTGGGGTTACACAGATTGACCCGATTGAATTTGATCTTTTATTTGAAAGGTTTTATAACGAGGGCAGGAACACAGAGGGTAATATATCACTTCCAGACGTTGATATGGATGTTCCAGCGAATAAACGTGATAGCATTATTGAATATTTAAGAGATAAATATGGACCAAACAATGTTAGCCAAATGTTGACATTTGGAAGATTACAAGGTCGTAGTGCTATCAAAGAAGTGCTGAGAGTTAATGCTGCTTGTGGTTTTAGCGAAATGAACGAAATCACAAAACATATTCCAGACGAAGCAGCAATTTCAGACCAATTAGCAGAAATGGAAGACGAAGATAGGTCAATTATTAAGTGGGCACTAATTAATAATGCAGACGATCTAAGAGATTATTGTCACATAGACGAAAATGGTAATTTACATGGTGATTATAGCGAGTTTTTTCAACAAGCTATTGACATGGAAGGAACGTTTAAAACACAAGGAAAACATGCTGCTGGAGTTGTTATTTCAGCAGAAGAATTGTATAAAGTTTGCCCTATGGCAAACCAAAAAAGTGGCAAAGAAAAAATAGCTGGACTAGAAATGTCTGATCTTGAAGCTCTAGGACACGTTAAATTTGATTTGCTCGGACTTTCGTTATTGGATAAAGTTATGCGTATACGCGAATTACTAGAAAACCAAGAAAAATGACTTTTTCGTGTATAAATAGATAGATCAAACTTAACAAGGAGCTATCTATGAAGAAACGAGAAGATATTACACATTCAGTATTAAAGAGAATGGTAGCAAGGGGTATATTGAAGGAAATGTCCAATGGCTTCACAAAAAGGTAAATCAAATAAAATGGGATTTGCAACAAAAAGAGTTTATAGATATGTGCAGACTCATAACTAACTATCAAGGACTTAAATCAGGAGAATAATATGGCTAGTAAAGACATCATCGTTTTCGATTTTGAAACAGGCGGAAGAAACAGACACAAATGTCAACCCACTCAAATAGCCGCCATAGCTTTGGATGGCAGAAATTTTAAACTAAAAGGACAATTTAATAGCTTGATGCGTCCAATAATTGATGATGAAAAAGCTATTGCCGCAGGGCTTGATCCTCTCGAAGAAGAAGCCTTAAAAATAACCAGAAAAACTAGAGAAGAACTAGCAAAAGCTCCTCTCCCAAAAGCCGTATGGACAAAGTTTACTCAGTTTGTAAATAAATATAATTGGAAGGGCACATCTTTTTTTGCTCCTATACCAGCCGGTTTCAATATTATTGGCTATGATATGTATATTGTAGACAGATTGTGTAAAGAATTTGGCCCGTGGGACGACAAAAAGCAATGTCAATCATTGTTTCATCAAATTTATAAAATTGATATGATGGACAATATGTTTATGTGGACCGAAGGAGACCCAGAAGTTAAATCTATAAGTATGGATAGTATAAGAGAGAGAATGGGACTATCCAAAGATAATGCTCACGACGCACTTCAAGACGTTAAAGATACAGCAAATATTATGATAAAGTTCATGAAAACACATCGAGCTGTTTATAGAAACCTAAAAATTGAAAAAGCTTTTGCCGATGGCGAACTTTACGTATAGTAACTCAATTCTAATAGAATTATCTGGTATATTGGAGATGATAGATCACATGTGGATGAAACAAACATCTTGTTTTTATAAAATAAAAAATTCACTAAACAATCAAGATTATTATCATGCAAAAGACGATGATGGAAACAACTATCTGTTTTCGTCTCAAGAATTAGAATTAGCAAAAAGGTTAGCTTATCTTCGACGTGAAGATATTGTAACTTCTTTATTTTATGGAATAAAAGACTGTTTTAATGAATGTGAAAAGTCTAATGCCGCCATAGAACTTTCTCATAAAAATGAAGAAGAATTTCTAAGAGACAAGGCTTTAAAAAATTTACTGTTTGGGTTTGCAATTGGTGTTATATTTGATATAGTTATATGCTATTTGTACGGTCAAATTTAAACTTGGAATCATTATATGAACTTTAACGATGAAAAAACTTGGGATTTATTTGCACAAGGAAAAACCAAGGGAATTTTTCAACTTGAAAGCAACCTTGGAAAAAGCTGGTCTAAAAAGCTTGCTCCAAAAAATATTGAACAATTATCTGCATTGATAGCCATTATTAGGCCGGGTTGTTTAAAATCAAACCTAGATGGTAAATCTTTGACTCAACATTATGTAGACAGAAAACATGGTAAAGATGAAGTTGTTTATCTTGATCCATCTTTGGAGGATGTTTTAAAGTCAACATATGGAGTGCTGGTTTACCAAGAACAATCCATGCTTATAGCACAAAAGCTAGCTGGTTTTGATCTCAAAGAGGCAGACGAGCTACGCAAAGCTATTGGTAAAAAGAAAGCTGACCTAATGTTAAAGGTCAAAATAAAATTTATTGAAGGTTGTAAAAAAGTTGGGATGGTTAATGAAGAAACAGCTAAAGAAATATTTGGCTGGATTGAAAAATCTTCCCGCTATGCATTTAATAAATGTCTAGATCCAGAAACGGTTGTTTACACCCCAAGTGGACCCAAACTTCTTCACGAGGTAGAGGTTGGAGATAAAGTATTAGCA